ATGGTCTTTTACGACCCAGAAACAGAAAAAACTTGGGTGTTTGCTCGTGATGAGTGGGTAGACATCACTTACGAAGACATTACCTATGACATCTGAAATTACTACAACCAATACAGAGGGTAATTCCTCTATCTATCAAAGCACCGAGTCTTTTGAGTTTGCACAAAGACAAGCTAAAAGCTTATGCGAATCTGATCTTGTACCAACAAGCTATCAAGGTCAAAAAGGATTATCTAATTGTCTCGTTGCATTAGAAATGAGCAAAAGAATGAATCTTAGTCCTTTGACTGTTATGCAAAACTTAAATGTTATACATGGCAGACCAACTTGGAGTTCTCAATTTATAACCTCTAATATTATTGGCTGCGGTAGGTTTAAAAACTTTGACTATGTTGTTACTGGCAAAGATGAAACATTGGCTGTTCAATGTCAAGCTATAAGGCTAGAAGATAACAAGTTAGTTAAAGGTACAGCAGTATCTATGAAGATGGCACAAAAAGAAGGTTGGACTAGGAAGAATCCTAAGTATCAATCAATGCCAGAAATAATGTTAAAAGCGAGAGCAGCTACTTTCTTCGGTAGGCAATACATACCTGATCTTTTATTAGGTGTGCAGACTAGCGAAGAGGTAGTTGATATACAACCTATTGATGTTACTACGAGTAATGTTGAGGTAGTACAGGAGGCTAAAGATGACTTCGGATTCTAAGCAAGAGTTTTTAACACCTAGCGAACTTGCTGAAAGATGGCGAGTACATATTGGTTCTGTTGAAAGATGGAGAAGAGAAGGCAAACCGCCTTCCTTCTACACCATCAATGGAAAGATCCTCTATAAGTTGGCTGAGATAGAGGATTTAGAATCAGCCAAACGTCAATCCAATTAATTTTTATCTATGGACTTTAAATTACCACTTGCAGTTTTCTCACAAGATGCAGAAGACCACAAAAAGCGTTACAAGGAGAATTACGATCCTAACAAAAACTATCCTAAGTATTCTGGTGTTATGCAGATTACAGAGGCCGATATTATCAAGCTATGTACTTATGTACAGAAAGCAAAGCCAGAGCATAGCGATTTTCATGGAGAAGGTGTAGTTACTATTAGAGCTACAGGTTATCTAAATGAAAGTAAACAAGGCAAAAAGTATATCGGTCTTAGCCTAGAGCCTGATTACAAGACTATGAAAGCTATAGAAGAAGCTGATGCTAATGATTCAAGTTCATCATCGTCTACACCTAAGAAACAAGAAGAGGAGTTTCCTTTTTAAATATGGGGCATTAAAGGTCTTTTTGTAATTTTCCCTTATGTAAGCCCCCTCATTTTTAGTAGATTTTAAGTCAAATTAAGCTAAAATAGAATGAAATTATCCTTATCTATGCCTTTAACATTTAACAGCAAACAAATTGATAAAGTTGTCACTATTGATGATGTCGGGTCTTTATCTAATCCAGAAGTTTTGTTATTAAAAGATGAGCTAATGACAGCTATAAACAATATGGATAATTATATTAAGAAATTTAAACAGGAAAAACAAGAAAAATATGACAAAGATTGGCATCAGAAGGTTAGACGCAAACAGCAGGTATGCAAAGCGTTTTTATCGCAGCTTATTAGTTTAGATCACGATGAAAGTTTATTTAGATCAATTTACGATAAACATTTTTCGCAAATTATTTTAGAATATATAGATAGGAACGAATTTAAATCTATCCATAACAAAGCACGTTCTTTAGCTATTGCTGAATTAGAAAAAATAACATGACACCAAAACAAAGTAAAAGATCAGAACGCAAGCTCAACAAGCTTAAAGAAAATAAATTAGAAGAATTAGCAAGAAAATTAGATTCTGATATTAGAGGTTACGATCATATCGTTGAATATGCAGATAATCATACTGCAAGTCTTCGTAGCGATTGGGTTGATGAAAATATTAGAACTATTATTATCAAACATAACTACAACGTAAATAAAGTTGCGAAAATGTTAATTCGAGATTTTACTGATAAGGAACAGGAGGTAGCCGAAAATGCAATCGCAGAATTTTAGAGATAAAGAAATACTTGCAATGACACCTGATATGGAAGGTGTTACAAGACCAGAAAAAGATAAAAAAACAAAAAAATTTACTTTTATTGTTAAAGGAGTTGGGATAGGAACTGCACCAATGAAAATATCTACCAATGCAGAAACACAAGCTAAAGCTGTTAAATATATTAAGGCTAGATGGAAAGATTGCAGTTACGAATTAATATAAAACTAATAAAAAATCTTGT